CCGCTCTCTCTGGCGTGACAGGCCAGTGCTTTCCCGATTAAGCTACAACTCCAAATTGGCGTCCCTAACAGGATTCGAACCTGTGTTGCCGCCTTGAAAGGGCGGTGTCCTTGGCCACCTAGACGATAGGGACAAACTTGGCTAGGGTGGAAGGATTCGAACCTTCAGCCTTCGGAGTCAAAGTCCGACGCTCTGCCAATTGAGCTACACCCCAACGAAAATTGGCTCCCGAGGCAGGGCACGATCCTGCGACATTCTGATTAACAGTCAGACGCTCTACCAACTGAGCTACTCGGGAATAATTTGGTGGACCCAGCAGGGTTCGAACCTGCGACCAATTGGTTAAAAGCCAACTGCTCTACCTACTGAGCTATAGGTCCGTATAAATGAAACGCACCAGGACCCCCTCTCGTTATCCTAGCTTTCTATGAGTTTAACATCATGTTGATTCTATCTTGTCGGGTAAGTGCCAACAATTCACAACAGACACGCATCAAAAGGATCGTTTCAAACTTGGCACCCTCTGAGAGATTCGAACTCCCCACCTACTGGTTCGTAGCCAGTTGCTCTATCCAAATGAGCTAAGAGGGTATGAATAAGTAAAACACACCGTCTCTTGCGAGCCTCACTTCCAGTTCCCCAAAGAGTTCCTTCGTCGGTGTGTTTTAGAATAGACACTGTCACCCAAGGTTGCGACCCTACATGGACTTACTGACGCCGAAACGTACTCAGTGTCTATTCTAAAAGTAAACACACTACACAGAGCGAACCCATCTGCTCTCTTAGTTATTAGTCGCTACTGTATTCCATGGATACTTCACTGGGGCGTCAGTAGTGTGTTTTAGAATAGACACTAACAGTTTACCAAGGCTCAATGAGTACTCCCAAGTCTATCAATGTCTATTCTAAAATAATCAGTATCGGTATCCGGCACACGAGCCTTGTTCCCTCCACTGTTCCCCGCGCTTAAGGTTCCGGGTAACCTGTGTTTTTCATTTTATGTTAACATTATATACCGTTTTAAAACAAATGTCAACAACTTTTTTAAATCATTTCGTTATATGGATTGAATCCTTTATAACCAAAACTGTAAAACAAAAAAAGCAGCCTTTTGGCTGCTTCCTGTAGGTTTTATGTAAGTTGGTATTTCTTTACATATTGTTCCTACAGGAAGCAATGGTAATATCCTTCGAGCCAAAATTCCAGACGCAGGCGGGACTCTTCGGACGCATATACGTCTCGAGCCTAGTCTGTTCTATGGAATATAATGTCGGCATTGAAAACTGCTTTCCTTTAAATTAAAAAACTATTTATACAAGAAGTGTCCATTATAACACGTTTTTTTGCGTTTGTCAACAACTTTTTTTACATTGTACCTTATAGTTGTTAATATACTCTATCTCTTTATTTTGATAGAATGATTATAATACAACCCAGCGCAGATGTCAACCATTTTTTTCAATTATTTTTTTCCTAAAAGAGTTGACATTTGTTAAATACCATGTTACAATAGACAAGCAATAAAAACGACAGTTTAAACTAATGAAAATAATTGTTGACATTTCATATATATTGTGTTAAAATGGCTACATGATGATGGAGAACCATAGTGACTAAACAAACCGAACAATTCCGCATACTAACGGCACGGCAACATGTCCGTGAACGTATTGGTATGTATATGGGTTCGAGTTCGCGGGAATCAATTGAACGATTTGTACTTGGTGAGTGGAAGGTAGCTAAATATGTACCTGCGCTTTCAAAAATGATTGACGAGATCCTAGACAACTCGATTGACGAAGCCATTCGCACAACCTTTATATACGCGAACAAGATTAATGTTTCAATTGAAGGAAACAAGATTGTTGTTACTGACAACGGCCGAGGTATTCCACAAGATAAGATCTTTGATGAAACGTCAAATGAAGAAATTCTTCGTCCAGTAGCAGCATGGACCAAGGTGAATGCTGGTACATCTTTTGACGATGAACGAGTTACAATTGGTACTAACGGCGTGGGATCGGCTGCAACCAACTTTCTTTCATTTCAATTTATTGGTCGTACCTGGTCCAATGGTAACATGGTGGAAGTTTCTTGTAAAGACGGTGCTGAAAAAATTAACATTACTCAACGATCTAAAACTGGTAATGGTACTGAGGTTACTTTTGTTCCTGATTTTAGCCTGTTTGAAGTCGATGGCCTCGATGATCTTGACACTATTGCGTTGGTTGAAGATCGTCTAATCAGTCTTCAAATGGCGTTTCCCGAAATTGTCTTTTCCTTTAATAAGCGCAGAGTGAAGGTCAGTGACCTTAAGAAGTACGCTGCACTGTTTAGTGATAGTACTATAATTGAAAAAAGTGATGATCTCTCGTTCTTCTTCGCTCCCTCTGAGGATGGATTCCGTTCTAACTCGTTTGTGAACGGTGTTAATACTCGACAGGGTGGTAACTATGTTGATTACTTAGTAAACGGTGTAGTTGATGAACTTGTTATTATGGTCAAGCGCAAGCATAAAATCGAGGTAGTAAAAACTACGATCAAGAGTGGATTAACCTTTGTCAAGTTTGCTCGTAACTTTACTAATCCGAAGTTCGACAGTCAAACTAAAGAACGTTTGACCAATCCTTATGGTAACATTAAGGAACATGTCGAAAAGGCGGGAGTCAAGGATTTTCAAACTCTAGCAAAAAAGATCTTAAATACTCCTGAGATTATTGATCCTATTATTGAAGCGCAACTTGCCAAAAAGCTTGCCGCTGACAGGCGAGCTGCTACACTTGCTCAAAAGAAATTGCGAAAGGTAAAAGTAGCAAAGCATATTGCTGCTAATAGAGATGATGCTACTCTCAAGATTGTTGAAGGTGATTCTGCGATGGGCTTTTTATTGAAGGTTCGAGATTCAAATAAAGTCGGGGCATTTCCTTTACGCGGTGTAATCATGAACACGTGGGACATGAAACCGGCCGACGTTTTAAAGAACAAAGAACTATCTGAATTGGTTGCCGTATTAGGTCTTGATATTAATGATCCTGATAGTGTTAGTGATATGACATACAAATACATTGCAACATTAACGGATGCTGACCATGACGGCATTGGTCACATTAGCCCATTACTTATTGCCTTTTTCTATAAGTTTTGGCCTCGACTATTGCATGAGCGTCGCGTTAAAATTACTCGAACACCGATTATGATTTCGACAAAAGGATCTGCTATTAAGTGGTTTTATACGTATGAAGACGCATCCGATTTTAAAACAAATAACGGTGATTGGAAACACCGCTACATAAAGGGGTTGGGTAGCCTTATGGAAGAAGAATATGATAAAATTATCAACCAACCAATTTATGACACAGTAACGGTTGATGACGCGTCAATTTTCCAAATGATGTTTGGAAAAGACGCCAACTTAAGAAAGGAATATATGTTTAATGAGTGATTTAACCATGTTTGCAAATGATGAAATACAAGAATACCCTATTTCGCGTGTCGCAAAGAATGAATGGCTTAGTTTTGCCAAATATACGGTCGAAGCACGTGCTATTCCGAATATGATAGACGGTATGAAGCCGGTACAGCGCTTTTATTTGTATTCATCAATATTGAATTCAAAGCGAGACTTCAAGAAAGTTTCTGCGGTGAGTGGTATCATATCAGATTATGGCTATAACCATGGAGAATCTTCTGCCGCTGGTTCCGGCCAACTTATGGCTGCTACTTGGAACAATAATATCTGTCTTGTTGAAGGTCGAGGATCGTTTGGTACTCGACTTGTTCAAGAAGCAGGTGCACCACGTTATGTCTATACGAGATTGCACGAAAACTTTAATAGGTACATAAAGGATATTGATCTTTCACCCGTACACGACGATCCAGAACACGAGCCTCCTGCGTTTTATCTTCCTGCTATTCCATTAGTATTGGCAAATGGAACCAAAGGTATCGCCACTGGATTTGCTACAAATATTCTTCCACACGATCCTAAAAGTATTAAAGCAGCGTGTTTAGAGTACATTACCACGGGCAACATTAAAAACCGCATTGCTCTTAAGTTTCCAGAATTCAATGGTACCGTAGAAAAAGACAAGGAAGAGCCTAACAAATATACTGTTAGCGGAGTTTACGAAAAGCGAGGCAAGACACAATTAATTATTACTGAAGTACCTTACGGCTTTGACAGAGAAAGTTACGTTAAGGTTCTTGATGGTCTTGAAGAAGACGGTGATATTGTTTCATATGAAGATCAGTGTGATAAAACTGGATTTAAATTTGAAGTCAAACTCAAGCAAAACACATCTGCAATTTGGAACAAGTCAAAGATTATCAGCAAATTCAAACTCAGTAAACCAATGACACAAAACCTTACTGTCATAGATCAAAACGGAAAACTGCGCGAATATGAGGATGCTAGACAGCTTGTAAAGGATTTTTGTGACTATCGTAATAGTATCCTACAGCAGCGAATTGATCTTCGTACTAAGGAAGAACAAGAGCGGTGCCGCTGGTTAAATGTTAAGATGCAATTCATTCAGGCAGTACTTGATAGCAAAATTGAGTTTAAAAACAAAAAGAAGAAAGATGTAACACAGCAAATTTATGAAGAGACTCATGCACTAAATGAAACAGACATTGATAAACTTCTTCGTATCAATATCTTGAGTCTTACTGACGAGATGGTAAAAGATTTGGCTAAGGAAAGCAAAGAGGCTCAGAAAAATCTAAAGTTTTGGTCTAAAGAACTTCCTAAAAATCAATTTATTAAAGACCTCGAGGAAATTTAAATTATGAGTAAAATTGAAGTAAGTAAACGCAGGGCAGTATTCGCAAACCTTAAAGGTTACTGTCACATGAGCGGCGACGATGACTACATGGAAGTAACTGAGTGGTCAAACGGCGAGGGATACGATATTTGTATTAATCGCAAGAGTGACAGCGAGAAATTCAGTCTCACTTACGGTGAGTGGGAATTGATGCAAGTGCTGATGAATTGGAAGGGTGAGTGAAATGAGTAAAATAGAACTGTTCAGAAAAATCTATGACAATCACTGTAAAACAGAAAAGTGGATCGATTCTATTCCCAGTGATATTCGTACTGCATTTTATGATAATACGTACATTGAAACCCTGCAACAGCAAAGCGATATGTTGATCAAACAGATATTCAGTGAGGAAGAGATCGGCGATATGGAATGGTTTCTCTACGAATGGGCTAATGGTGGTGATAGGATTTGGCGTATAAACGGTCAAGAGTTTGGTTTTGAAAACATAGACGACTACATCGAAATGTTAGTCGAGCACAGAGGATGGGTTTTATGAACGAACGAATTGAGAGACAATTCCGGATCAGGAAATCTACGATTAGTGCTGATGCTAAATCCTGATTATATGCCTACAGTTTGCTTTGATACATTTTTTGACTGGGCGGTGTCTTATGTAGAACCTCGTTTACGTTGGGTGGGGTGGAAGTTGATATCTTCAGAGCCAGTGTTGCGGCAGAAGGGGGAGTGATGGGCAAGGTTATTTGGTTTGTTTGTTCGGGTGTGGAGATAGGGCGCTTCTGGGACACGAAGCCCTGTAAGTCTTTAAGGGAAGCTAAACAATACGCGCAGGGATTGCCCTTAACGCCAGCAGGTTTAGAGCGCGCCTACCACATAGAGCGATGGCAGTACCCTGAAGGTAAAGCTAAGTGGGATACGGAAGCAAAAGTATCTATTTATTACCAAAACTACGGGTATTAAAGGGAGTGATTAATGACAATTCGTGAGTATCTGTTTCACAATTTTACAGGATGCAGTAATCATGGTTGTGTGATCACTGGCGAGGTTCTTGAGGTTCTTTTGAATGAAGAGGAAGGTGAATATGCGTAACAATGTAATCATATTGCCTAACATGGCTCGCTCGCAATGCTTGAACTATGGCTGTGATAAACTAGTTACGACTAGCGGCAGTCGGTGGCGTCCTTATTGTTCGAGATGTCATAAAGCAGGCTACGACAAGAACACTAAACTTCGAGAAGGTGTAACTCCTTTTAAAACTGGCAAATGCTCAAATCAAGATGGTCATCTTGGCTTCAAATGTGCTATCGATTATGACAAAGCACCATGGGCGATAGATCAAACTCAAATCGATCATATCGATGGCAACCACCTCCACAACGTTCCAGAGAACTGTGACGAATTGTGTGACATGTGCCACACATACAAGGGTAAGTTGACTGGTGACTTTAAGAATCAGAATCGTGTTGAATACAAGTACAAAAGAAGAGGGTAATAAAATGATTGATTTTATTGATGATCTCAGAAAATATGCAGACTAAAGGAGGAAGAGTGATGAAGGTAAAGATTGGACCCTATCCAGACTGGTTTGGCCCTTACCAATTGGCCGAACTGCTTTGCTTTTGGGCGAAGAAAGAAACGGACGAATACGGATTTCCCAAGAAGCCAGACTGGGTGCATAACTTTGGTGAATGGCTTGCTCATGGTAATGTAGAGTCTGAGCCTGAAGTAGGTGATGTCCGTAGCTGGGATCACAAGCGCCACAACACCTTGCTGTCACGTTTCCTAAGCTGGGTACACTCAAAGAAAGAACGTAAAATTCAAATACACATTGACCCATGGGACACTTGGAGTATGGATGATACTCTTGCACACATCATCTTGCCTATGCTCAAGCAACTAAAGGCTACAAAGCACGGTGCACCTTTTGTTGATTTAAAAGACGTGCCCAAAGAGCTTCACGGTAAGAAACTTACCAAGAAGCAGAAAGACAACGGTGAAACTGACGACAAACATTTTGAACGCTGGGACTGGGTCATGGACGAAATGATCTTTGCCTTTGACAGCAAAGTTAATGACGACTGGGAAAATCAGTTTGAAACTGGCGAAAGTGATATTCAGTGGAAGACACTTGAGAATGGAATGACAGAAATGATTCGAGGTCCTAATGATACCAAAGAGTATGACTGGGAAGGTCGCAAGACTTACCAGGAACGTGTATCAAACGGGTTTAGATTGTTTGGGAAGTACTACGAATCACTTTGGGACTAAAATGATAGTTAAAAATAAACTTTGGACTGTTTGGAAATACAGTCTTGGCGGTTATTCGGACGATAAAACCGAGCCTTACGATAATCATATTACTATAATAAGAACAATTATCGTAGGCGTCAATTTTCTAACTTGCTTTTTTATTATGGCAAATGTGATTCATAACTGGTAATTACCAATTTGTGATATAAACCATAAACTGTGAAGGAAGTAATTCGGCGTAGTTAGCTTTAAATATTTTTCTTTTATAGAATCATCTTGAAATCTTACACGATTTAAGTCTATTAAAGGTTTTAGAAAATCGTCTCTCCAGTTTTCAAATTTTGTTTCCCACCCGTATTGCGCTTTTAAGTGCACCATCACAGCAGTATGTCTCACCTGCGTAGATATAAATTCCAAGTTGTTTTTGGTTAGAATATTGTATTCTGCACCAACTGCGCATATTTTTAAAAAGTCAATATAATTTACTTTATATAAGTCGCAAAATTCTCGAAACGCCATTAATCTTGGTTCTTCGTTAATTGGATTTGATTTTTTAGAAACATATACGTTAGATAGATCAATATCTGTTTTTCCGATAGCGGCATTGATAGGGACTACAGGAGACTCTGTTGCATCCATAATATGGTCACTAACGTTTTTAATTGCGGTCCTTAAAAGTCCTTTGTTAGGTTCTATCATATAAACTTTTTTGCCTTTGCATCTAAAGCTTTTGCAGAAAATAATCCGATGCTAGCTCCAATGTCGACAACTACATCACCTGGTAAGACTTCGTACCACCAATCGTAATGCTTTGCTACAAACATGTTATAATGTAAAGCAGAAACGTCATTAATTGACAACCCTTCGGTGTCTGCTTCAAAGTGAAATGTTTTTGGGCCCATGATGTATCCTCACTATGAATAAATAGATAAAACCAAGAAATATAGGATTTTGTATATGATTACTAACTATTTATCCACTGGTGGCTTTGATATTAAAATATCACGTTTGCCGAATGTAGAATTTTTTGCCCAAAAGCTTTTGCTTCCCGGTGTATCAGCAAACCCAGTAGAAACAAACACACCATTAAGAGCGATGTATAGTGTTCCAGATCGCCTACGGTTTGCGGATCTCGATTTGTCGTTTATCATTGATGAAAACATGGAAAATTATCGTGAAATTTTTGCATGGATGGAGGGTCTGGGTACACCTACTACTCTTAATCAATACAAACTTTTGGAAGAGACGGCCGAAGGATTAACATCGGACATTTCAGTAATACTATTAAATAGTCATAAAAATCCAAATATTAGATTTGACTTTATCAATTGTTTTCCTATTGGTTTGACTCCTATTAGTTTTGATATATCTCAGCAGGATGTTCAATACGCAGAAGGAACCGTTACGATACGTTACGACGCATTTAGTATAACAAAAATGTAGTTGACATTTTAAGATAATTGTGTTATAATAGTACGGTTTATAAAATTTACTACTGAGTTTTTATTATGGATACAAATGACATTTCCACAATGTGGGCTGCCGATGCTCCTATTGACGAAACCAATCTTGTCGGAGAAAGTAAACGCATTCCTTTACTCCATAGCAAGTATTACAATCTTTACTATAGAGAAGTTCTTCGTGTCAAAAAACTTAAAGCCGAATATAAGCAGCTTGAAGCTGCCAAGCGAGAGTGGTACGACGGTTCAATGACCGAGGAAGATTTACGAGAACGAGGATGGCGTCCCTATCAGAAAAAAATCATTCGCCAAGATATGGATAAATACTTGCAAGCGGATCCTGATATTATCAAACTCAGTTTGACTATTGATTTTCATACTGCTAACGCAAATTACTTAGAAGACATTATTAAAACAATTCATTCGCGCAATTTTATCGTAAAAAATATGATAGATATTCTAAAATTTCAGTCTGGAGATTATTAATGTACAGAAAGATAATGCAATTACTTGAAACACCGGTAGAAGATAACCCAATCGATAAAGCAATTATTGAAAAGCTTCCCGGTGCTGAAAACGAAACAGTAAATCAAGTTTACCAGTCACGATGGGTTTGGTATCACACTATATTGGCAGTAGAGATTGCGTTTACAAATATTTTGTTGTTGTGCATTTTACTGGTATTGGCTTTTAAATAATGTCTGAACTCGTTAAGGTCGAATATATTAATGCAGTACATATGAAGGTATCCGCTGATTCGGGTACTCTTATGGAAATCAGCGATCATTTTTCGTTTCGACCTGAAGGGTATCAGTTTTCACCGAAGTTCAAGGCTCGAGTGTGGGACGGTATTATTCGTTTATTTCAACCAATGAAACCTAAACTCTACGTCGGCCTATACCCACATCTTAAAAAATTCTGTGACGATAGAGGATATATCTTACAAGCTCCTGATGAAATTGGGGTAGATGAATACCTTGATGATGATTACGCTGTACAGCTTGCAAATGAAATCAACTGCAAGTTTACTCCTCGCGATTACCAAAATGATTATGTAGTTAACGCTCTTCGTAAGCGTCGTTCGCTATCACTCAGTCCTACGTCTTCTGGTAAGTCACTTATCATTTATTTGATTCAGCAGCATTATTATCAAGCGTTTGGTCATCGTACACTCATCATTGTTCCTACCATTTCACTCGTTCACCAGATGGCTGGTGACTTTATAGATTATGGTTGTGACGAAAGCGTTATCTATCGCATCCAAGGTGGCATTGACAAAAATACAAAAGCACCTATTGTAATCAGCACTTGGCAATCCCTAATCAAACAACCAAAGGATTGGTTCGACCAATTTCGTGTTGTATTAGGAGATGAAGCTCATACATTCCAAGCTAAGTCTCTTACAACCATCATGGAGAAACTTACTGATTGCGAATACAGACACGGTTTTACAGGTACATTAAAATCAACAGAAAGCAAGACTCATCGGCTTATTCTTGAAGGATGTTTTGGCGAAGTAAAGCGATATGTTAGTACTAAAAGACTAATGGAAGAAGGAACGGTTGCTGACTTTAAGGTCAAAGCAATAGTATTGTCGCATAACAACGAAACACGAAAGAACTTTAAAAAAGCCATAAATAATATAAAGGAAGGAACAAAAAAGTGGCCAGCAGAACGAGAGTTTATTGTTAACCACGAAAAGCGTAACAAATTTATTACTAATCTTGTTCATAGTCTCGAAGGTCAGAATAATCTCATTCTTTTTGATCTCGTTGAAAAACACGGTAAGGTACTCAAACCTTTATTAGAAAAAGAAGGAAGAGAGTTGCACTTTATCTATGGCGGAACTTCAGGAGAGGAGCGAGAACGTATACGGCATTTGGTCGAAAACGATCCACAAAAACAACACGATATACTTGCAAGCTACGGTGTGTTTTCGACTGGTGTAAACCTCAAGCGACTTGATAATGTAATCTTTGCGTCTGGCTCTAAATCAGAAATCAAAGTACTTCAATCAATCGGTCGGACATTACGTAAGGCGGATGATTCAAACAAAGCTGTTCTTTATGATATTGCAGATGATCTATCGGTTGGAGAGAGTTTTGTTAATTATACTTTAGCACATTTTAAGAAGCGCATTGAAATTTACGGTCAAGAACAATTTGAATTCAAAATATTTACAATAGAGATTTAATATTCATATAATATTCAAAACCGATGGTATAATTATAACACGACTTAAAACATTTGTCAACCATTTTATATACTTTTTTAAAAAATAAACATGATTGTTGACATCTTGCCGTAATTGTGTTATAATATAACATTCTACAATCATAAGGACTATATAATGGCAAAAAAGCGCAATTATGTTAATAACCCAGACTTTTTACAAGCTCTTGTAGCTTATAAAGAAGCATGCAAAGAAGCAGAAGATAGTGGAGATAAAACACCTCAGGTTCCAGAATATGTTGGTAAGTGCATTATGCTTATATCCCAGAGGTTAGCAACCAAACCAAATTTTTCAGGTTACACTTATAAAGAAGAAATGATTTCAGATGGTATCGAAAATTGTTTACAGTATATCCATAATTTTGATCCTGAAAAATCTTCAAATCCCTTTGCGTATTTTACTCAAATTATTTGGTATGCTTTTCTTCGACGTATTCAAAAAGAAAAGAAGCAAACCTACATCAAATTTAAAGCATCCGAAAATATGCTTAGCCAGTCAAGTATTGAAGACTCAAACGAAACGATGATTCCTTCATACGAACCACCTGAATATATGAGTGATTTTATAAGGGATTTTGAAAACAAGCTTGCGGGTAAGAAAGCTATTATCAAGGAGTAAACAGAAATGTATAATCCTACGTTTGACTTTAAAAAACCCACTACACAATTGCTAGGTAGGTTTCAACCTTGGAATGACGGTCATACAAAATTATTTAAAAAAGCCTTGACATTGACGGGACAAGTTGTTATAATGGTCAGAGAGGTGTACAAATACAAAGGTGACGCCGGGGGTGGTCGCACATACGATCAATCTGACAACCCATTCGGCGAAATTTCTGTTATAGACAGTATCAATACAGCGTTATCGAAGGAGGGCTATTATGATGGAGAACATTATGTTATTATGTGTGTTCCTAATATTGTCGATATTTCTTATGGGCGTAATGTTGGCTATACATTTACTGAACACGATCTCGGAAAAGATGTACACGCTGTATCATCATCAAAAATTCGAGAAAAAATGAGAGAAGAAGGTAAATTATGAATTTGGTATATTATCCAAATCCTATTCTTGACAAAGCTCTAACAGAAGTGAATGTTGAGGATCCTGGGTTTGATCCCGTGAAGCTAAAGAAAGATATGATTGACCTCATGGTCAAAAGCAAAGGTTTTGGTCTTAGTGCGTGTCAAGTAGGTCTCAATCATAAACTTTTTGTGATGGGGGAATCGCACAAAACATCCATGATGGTTATCAATCCAGAAATCATTGAAGTAAGTGAAGAAACTGTAAATGAGTTCGAAGGTTGCCTAAGCTTTCCTGGCGTATTTGTAAACATTCCTAGACCTGTAAGTGTAAGCGCAAGATGGCTGGACGAAAATTTTGAAAGCCATGAAGGTACTATTGAAGGATATGGAGCACGGTGTTTTTTACACGAATACGAACACCTAAACGGAGTTGTTTATAAATTAAAAGTTTCTCGTTTAAAGTGGGATCGTGCTCTTAAGAAAAAAGGAAAAATTGACAAACAGCGCATGCGTCTCGCTGATTATATCAGAAATGTAGAAGCCGCTAAGAAAGAACAAGAAGAAGTATTAGATCTAAATACCCTCGCAGTTTAAGGAACCCTATATGAAAATAGCTATCGTAACCGATATTCATATCGGTGCACGCGGTGACAGCCGTGTATTCCACGAAGTACAAAGAAAGTTTTTTCAAGAAGTCTTTTTTCCGTACATAGATGAGCATAACATTAAGGTTGTATTTGATCTTGGTGACACGTTTGATAGACGCAAATATATCAATTATGTGAGTCTGCAAAAAGGAAAGGAGTTTTTGTTTGACGAGCTTGCCAAGCGCAATATAGAATTTCATGCGTTGATCGGCAACCACGATACGTATTATACCAATGTAAATGATCTTAACAGTATGAATTTGCTGTTGCAAGAGTATTCCAATTTTAAACTCTATCAAGATAAAGGCGAGCACCTTACCTTAGGTTCTACCAAGTTTTTAATGTTGCCTTGGATTAGTAAAGAAAACGCAAAGGAAAATTTAAAAATCGTTGCTGATTCTGACGCTAATATTTTAATGGGACACCTTGAAGTAAAAGGTTTTGAAATGATGAAAGGCGCTTTGTGTACTCATGGTTTGGAAGTTGATGTATTCAAGCAGTTTGAGTCTGCATACTCTGGTCACTTTCATCATCCTTCTCGATATGGCAATGTTGAATATCTCGGTGCGCCATACGAGATGACTTGGTCTGATTATGGTGGTAGTCGTGGGTTTCATGTTTTTGATACGGAAACTCGTGAAATGCTTAAGGTTGAAAACCCCAATCGTGTCTTCTTTAAGATTGACTACGACGATCAGAATTGGACTATTGATGATGTTGCTAATATGGACGTGGATAAATATAAGGATACATTCATAAAAGTCATTGTAAAGAATCGCACAAACGCATATCTTTATGACCTGTTTATGAGTAGACTCTCAGAATCTGGCGCAGTTGACGTCAAGGCAATTGATGACAATCTCAATCTCGAATCAGCTGGTGTTGATGAAATTCTCGACGAAACAAAAGACACTACTGAAATTCTACATAACTACATTGACTCTCTTGAAACTAATATAGAAAAGCTTAAAATTAAAAGAATAGTTGATGACCTGTATAGCGAGGCACTAAGTTTGTAATGCGTATTCATTTTAAAAAGGTTAAGTATAAAAATATTTTATCTACAGGCAACACTTTCACAACTATTGATCTTTGTGGATCTCCTACTACTCTAATTACGGGTAGTAACGGTTCAGGCAAAAGCACATTGTTAGATGCTATTGTATTTGGTCTTTACGGGAAACCTTTTCGTAAGATTAATAAGATTCAATTGGTAAATTCGATCAATCAAAAAGCCCTACTCGTAGAAATTTATTTTTCTGTGGGTGGTATTGATTATATGGTTCGCAGAGGCATTAAGCCAGGTATATTTGAAATTTATAAAGACGGCGAAATGATTAACCAAGATGCTGCAACAAGAGACTATCAGACATATTTAGAATCTAACATTCTCGGCATTAACTACAAATCATTTAATCAAATTGTTGTACTCGGTAGTGCAACATATGTCCCATTCATGGAGCTTCCCGCTCAACAGCGGCGAGAAATTATTGAAGATCTTCTTGATATTCAAGTATTCAGCACAATGGGTATTTTGGCAAAAGACAAAATTAGTGCCAACAAACAAATGGTTAGTGAAAGCTCGTATAAGATCGATAGCACAGAAAGTAGTATCAAACTTGTAAAAGAAAATAACGAAGAGATTCGCAAAATTCGAGAAGTTGAAGCCGAAAAGATTCGTGATAAAATGAAAACTTATATCGTGAATATTGAGACTAAAAAGGAATCGATTGAAAAAATAGAAGAAGACATACAGGCCCTGTATGATTCTATCGCTGATAAGAAGGATATGAAATCTAAGTTTGATAGAGCAAATTCATTACGATCTGATATGGAACGAAATCGCTTAAACTTCGAAAAAGAACTAACATTTTATCACGATAATGATAACTGTCCAACATGTAAGCAAGGTATTGATCATGATTTTAAAACAAATGTTGTGGAGGAAAAGTCTAAACGAAAGGCAGATATTGAAACTGGTTTGAATAACATTTCAAAAACAATACAAACCTATCAAGAAAGACTCGACGACATTATTCAAGTTGAAGATGAAATACAAAAAAGCAACTTTAAAGTTTCTGAAATTCGTGCAGAAATTCGAAGTGCAAAGAATGCGCTTACTTCACTTAAGACTGAATTAGAGTCTGCTGAACGAGAAGTCGAGGAAGTTGATACAACCAAACTAGAAAATCTTGAAACTCAACTGCGAGAAATCAAAACAACCCGGGCAGAGTTACTGGACGAAAGAGAGGTTCTTAGCATTGTAAGTAATATACTTAAAGATGGTGGTATTAAAGCTAGAATTATTAGTCAGTATATACCAGTAATGAATAAGTTGATTAACAAGTATCTCGCCGAGTTCGATTTATTTGTCGACTTTCAACTCGACGAAAACTTTAATGAACTCATCAAATCTCGATTCCGTGATACTTTTTCATACGCGTCTTTCTCGGAAGGTGAAAAACTACGTATTACACTAGCAATTATGCTATCATGGCGATCTGTTGCTAAACTACGAAACTCTGTCTCTACAAACTTACTTATCTTAGACGAGACATTGGACGGCGCCTTGGATAGTATAGGTATTGAAAGCCTAATTGAAACTCTTCACAGCATCAATAGTGACGATAACATTTTTGTTATTTCTCATCGAGGTGACCAATTCGCTGAAAAGTTCGACACGGCGATTCGTTTTGACAAGGTGAAAAATTTTAGTGAAATTGCTGCATAAAGGTTGACATCGGTTACGTTGTGTGTTATAATAACGGTTTAGGTAACCAAAAAGGTACACTATAATATGTCTGAGTTTTATACTTCAGTTGAAAGGTATGGTAAAAATATTTTATGGCGCGGCTATAAAAACGGTAAGCGATTCTCCTATCGAGTACCGTTTCAGCCTACGCTGTATATGCACACTCCCAAGAAAGAAGGTGAGTTTCACTCACTAATAGGAAACAAACCGTTAAATTCACATAAATTCGGCGATATGCAAGAAGCAAAAAACTTTATTGAGGAATATAAAGGCGTACAAAACTTCGAAATTTTTGGTACTACCAATTATGTGACCCAATTTATTCAGAAACAATATCCCGATCATATAAGCTTTAACATCGATGACATCAATATCGTATCGTTTGACATCGAGGTGGATATCAGCGACGGATATGCTAATGTTGAGCAGGCTGATAAGGAAATCACATCGATTGCTTATAAATCCTCAAAATCTAGTAAATATTTTTTGCTGGGCAGAAAGGATTATGATAAAACTCAGACAATTACTGGAATTGACCCAGACAATATTCAATTTGTTAAATTCGATACCGAGATTCAATTGCTCCAAGCATTTGTTCGCATGTGGTGTAATGATTACCCAGATATAGTTACTGGATGGAACGTTGAGTACTTCGATATTCAATATATTGTTACGCGTATTATTAGGTTACTTGGCGAGGAAACAGCGAAACGTCTCTCACCGTGGGACTCAATTAAACACACAACTCGTGAATTCTTTGGAAAGGTTCAAGGAACATATAGAATCTCCGGTGTGAACGTTATCGACTACATGGATGTTTTCAAGAAATTTGGATACAAATATGGTACACAAGAATCATACAAACTAGATCAGGTGGCGTATACAGTTCTGGGTGAAAAGAAATTGGATTACTCTGAATACGGCTCACTTACAGAATTGTATGAACAGAATCCTCAACTGTACCTGGATTATAATTTAAAAGATACGTATCTTATCCAGAAATTTGAGGACGAAACTTCACTTCTTGCTCTTGTTATGACAGTTGCGTATGGTGGGGGTGTAAACTACACAGAGGCATTCGGTACTGTAGGTATTTGGGAATCGACCATTTATCGCAAATTGATTGCAGAAAAAATCATACCACCAATTAAACACGGTCCAGGCCAACGTGTTAATGGTCTTGTGGGTGGTTATGTAAAAGATCCAAACCCGGGAATGTATCCTTGGGTTGTTTCGTTTGACTTAAACAGTCTATATCCTCATCTGATGTTACAATACAATATGTCACCAGAAACATATTTGCAGGATGAACGAGAATATGTAACTCAAGAAATGGTTTTGAATGAACAATACAAAAACACCAATTCACCAATATCAGTTACTGCTAATGGGGCTTGTTTTTCTAATGAAAAATTGGGCATCATTCCACAGATTATTGACGAATATTACACAAATCGTTCTAAGATTAAACAACAAATGCTTGCCGTAGAGCAGCAGTATGAAATAGAAAATAATACAACTGAACTTGCCAAGCTTAAAAGAGAAATCAACCAACTTCATAATTCTCAAATGTCTATTAAGATTGCTATGAACAGCCTTTACGGGGCAACGGCAAATCAGTATTTTCTTTATTATATTAACGATATGGCAGAAGCAATTACAACGACGGGCCAATTGAGTATTCGATACGCCGAAAAATCAGTAAATGCTTATCTAAACAAACTTCTTAAAACAAATGCTGTTGATTACATTGTCTATATTGATACTGACTCAATTTATGTAAATTTTGCTCCTTTGATTCAAGAAGTATTCGGCACAACTGATATTTCTGCATCTGAAGGCGAGAAATTTTTGGATCAAATTTGCTCAACGAAAATAGAAAAAGTAATTCAGGATGGTTACGAGGAACTTGCAAGAAATATGGGTGCATATCGTAATGCTATGGTAATGAAACGTGAAAAAATTACTGATCGTGCAATTTTTGTGGCGAAAAAGCGCTACATTCTTAATGTTCTAAACAGCGAAGGTGTTCATTATGAGACACCAAAAATTGCCGTTACAGGTTTGGAATCGGTTCGTTCCTCGACACCAGAAATATGTAGAGAAAAAATGAAACAATTGTTCGGTGTGATCATGAATAAAACCGAAATTGAAACACAGAAATTTATTTCGGATTTTCGTTCTGAGTTTCGTAATCTTGGACTAGAAGAAATCGGTAAGACTTCTGGTACGGATGACATTAACAAATACATGGGCCGAGACATTTTATATAAAAAGGTTGCCCAATCCATGTCCGCGGGTGTATTCTTTACAACCACTTTCTCAAAGAGAAAAATTGGATAAAAAGTATGTCAAAATCCAATCTGGGGACAAGGTCAAATTTGTTTATTTAAAGGTGCCAAATCCTATCCGAGAAAACATTATTTCCTTTCCTAGTACACTGCCCAAAGAAATGGGATTGGATCAGTACATTGATTACGATACACAGTTCGAAAAGGTGTTTTTGAGTCCTGTCGAACACATACTTACGTCTTTGGGCTGGTCCTGCAAAAAAGTTGACACAATCGAAGACTTTTTTACTTAAACCTATTGACATTTTTAATTAATAATGATATAATGGAGCTATTATGAAATTAATCAGACTTAGTACAGGCGAAGAAATTATTGCCTCCGTAACAGAAACAGAAACTGAAATTACAGTTGACGATGCAATTATTTTATTGCCCGCCGGTGAAGGAAAGATTGGAATGGCTTCATTTATTCCTTACTCAAACGGTAGTCCTATTTCAATTAACAAGCAGCACATAATGTTTGTTACCGAACCCAACGATGACCTTCGTAGACAAGTGTTAAAGATTACAACCGGATTAGAAGTGCCAGTATCAAGCCTATCATCTATTATTAGATAAGGAAACTATTATGTTCGACAAAAAAGAAAAAATTGAGTTGCTTACTATCTTTATGGAAGAGTGTGCTGAAGCCACTGTCGAGTCATCAAAACTTATTCGATTCGGATCCGAAACTTTTGCTGACGTACACAAAATGGAAGTTGAGGTTGGTGATTTACTTTGTATGATTGACTTGCTTGATGAATATGGTATTATTGATCTTAAACAAGTTGCTTCACATAGAGAAGCTAAGCGTGAAAAATTGAAAAAGTGGAGTAATTTAAAATTATGATTAC